GTGCCGAGGGTCACGTTCCCCGTCGGCCGGCCGCTCGAGGTGTGGGTGGAGAGGTTCACCGTGACGGGGGTGTCGGGGTTGCCGGCGCCGTTGCGGGGGCCGAGGGTGAACCTGATGGCGGTGACGGTGCGGCCGGCGAGCTCGGCCGGGGAGCCGCCATAGAACCACGCCCCGGTCAGGGGCCCGGCCCCGCCGTCGCCCTGGTACACGTCCGAGGTGCCCTGCCAGCCCCACCCGGTGCCGGTCCACGTGGCCGTGTCGGTGGCCGCGTAGGTTGAGGTGCCGGAGTTGTCGAGGGCGGGGGGCGGGTCGATTGGCGAGGCGACCGGGCCCGGGTCGGGGGCGAGGGTGACGGGGCCGGTGACGGTGGGCTGCCCGGCACCCCAGGACAGGGCGACCGTGTCCCCCACCGTGGGGGTGTACAGGGTCGTGTACGCGGCGTCGTACTCGTTGCCGTCCGCGTCCGTGACCGTGATCGTCGGGGACCCGACGGGGACGGCCGTGACCTGCGCGGTGGCGGGGCGGGGCATGTCCCCGAGCCGGCCCACGATCCACGCCTCCGCCTGCCCCGTCGGGCCCGCGACGAAGTCCACCGCGACCGGGTCCCCCGCCGCGACCGTCAGCGGGTCGAGGATGCGTGCCGGGATGACGGAGCCGTTGACGTTCACCACCAGGCCCGTCCCGGTCGTGGGGGTGACCATGACGCCCTGGAGGCGGGTGACGGTGCGGGGGGCGAGGTTGCGCAGGAACGGGGCGAACAGGGACACGGCGCCTCAGCCTCTCGGAGTCAGGGAGTCGGACGGGTACAGGCTGTCGGAGGGGTACAGGGCACGGGCGGTGCCCGCGGCCGGCACGCCCGGCTGGTTGCGCAGCACCGGGCCCGCGATGGAGTCCTGCCCGGACCCGGTGCCCAATGCGGTGGTGACGTCGCTGTACGAGCACCGCACCGTCAGGGCCATGCGGTCCACGGAGGTGCCGGCGCCGCGCAGGCCCATGCGCACGACCCGCCCGCTGAGGGGCACGGCCATGCCGTTGACGACCGGGTTCGCGACCGTGACCCAGTCGCCGACCTGCAGGTGCGGCATCGGCAGGGCCTCGACCGTCAGGTCGGTGGTCAGGCCCGCGAGCTGGGTGTCGCGCATCGCCCGCGCGTACTGGTTGCACTGGTCCGTGGAGGTGAGCATCGTCGAGGAGTAGAACTTGGGATACCGGCCGTGCGGTCCCCCGTACCGCAGCGGGCCGGTGGTGATGGCGGCGGTGCCGCGGACCGGGACGGACTGGCCGTTGACGGTCGCGGTGCCGTCGGCGACGAAGAAGTTGTACAGCCCGTCGTAGGCCTGCTGCCGGTTCACCCGCACCAGCAGCCCGTCGGGGCCGCCGTACAGGGTCGCGACCGGGTCAGTGGTGGTGAGGGGGTAGACCTCGCACTGCCCGTCGCCGTTCATCCGCACCCCGCAGGTGATGCGGGCGGCGAGGTCCTGGACGGCGGCCCACCGGTCGCCCTGCTGCTCGTACACGAGGGTCGAGTTGACGGGCGTATCCACCACGCCGGGGTCGACGGTGACGGGGACCCGGTCCTGCAGGAGGCGGCGTATCTCGGACAGGACGGTGGGGGCGCCGCCGAGGTACCACTGCGGGGACTCGGGGGCGACGAAGCGGTCGTTGGCGACGACGCGGGCGAGGTCGGAGGCGCCGAGGGGGATGGTGGCGCCCATCGGGGCCAGCCGCAGCACCGCCCCCGGCACCACCGGCGACCCGGGCGTCACAGCCCCGGCCTCGGAGACCGTGTACGCGGCCCACTCCTCCGCCGGCTCCGGGTCGGTCACCCGGTACCAGCCCAGGTTCACCACCCCGGCCCCGCCGACCCGGTACATGACCTGCAGCGTCCCCCCGCCGGTGCCGAGGGGGTCCTCGAGCAGCCACGGGGCCAGCTGCCCGGTGGGGTCGGCGACGGTGATGTTCATGGACTGGTAGGTGCGGGAGTCGTCCCAGTCCATCGACCACGACGACACGGACAGGGGCTCGGGCCAGGCGAGCCGGCCCGCGTACCAGGCCCAGACGGTGAGCTGGTCGCCGGTGCGGGAGCCGTGGAGGGCGGCGAGGGTCGCGTCGTCGATGGGGCGGGCCATGGCCGACCTCCTTCTGCTCGGTTAGCTGTAGGCGTTGGCGGAGCCGGTGAAGGACGGGTTCGTGCCGGTGATGTCCACGCAGGCCCGCCAGTAGGGGGCCTTCACGTCGAACCGCTTCGCGACCGTGCACGGGGCCGTGATCGGGTCGAACGCGTCCCGCGGCTCGGCGTCGGCCCAGGTGGTCCCGTCGAGGGACCACTGGATGTGGAACACCGCGGACGGGGTCGTGCCGGTGACGGCGGTGACGTCGAGGACGACGGCGATCCACGAGTCGGAGGGCTTCTGCACGTTGCCGACCCCCGCCTGGGTGGAGGTGATGACGGTGCCCGAGAAGAGGGCGTTGGCGGTGGGCAAGGCGGGCTCCTAGGTGCCGGTGGGGTTCTTGAGGACGTCGAGGTAGGTGGCGGCGTTGCCGGAGTAGGCGGTCTGCGCGGACTGGTAGTCCGCCCACACCCCGGCGACGGCCCCGTAGGTCCAGACCGGGACGAGGATCGCCGCCGTGGGGGCCGCGACGGTGGCGCCGGTGAGCTGCCACTTGGTCAGGGTCCCGCCGAACGCGACCGTCACCGGCTGCTCCACCGCCTTGGGGACGGCGGTGTAGAACAGGCCCGGCACCCCGCCCTCCCGGCCCGTGTTCGGGGGCCGGACGAGGAGCACGGCGGCCTGCTGGAGCAGGTCGCGCAGGTCCGTGGTGGCCTGGGCGGTGTTGGTGAACAGGGAGAAGTCCACCCCGGCCGCGGCGAGCCGCTGCCCGCCGATGGCGACCGGCTTGTCCGTGCCCAGCACCGGGATGATGGACACGGACGAGTCGTACTCGAGGGACTTGACCGCCGCGGCGGTCAGGTACGGGATGGACGAGTCCCCCCGGGAGACGGCCAGGGGGATGGCCGAGCCGGGGACGAGGGGGTCCTGCACCCACCACGTCGGCCGCCCCCCCACATCCGTGGGCGGTGTGAGGGTGGCCGTCGCGGTGGGGGTCGTGGACCCGGTGTCCGGGCCGGCGGTGACCTCGAGGTCGTAGGAGACGGTGCGACCGAGGGGTGCCTCGTAGTCGGTGACGGCGGTGGAGCCGTTGACGGTGAGGCCCTTGGTGCCGCGGACGGGGTTGCGTTCCCCGTCGGCGGTGCGCCAGAGGGTGACGGTGTTGTCGGTCCCGGTGGTGAGGCCGGTGATGGTGACGGCGATGCGGGGGCAGGGCGCGTCGGTGGCGGTGGTCAGGGTGAGGGTGGCCAAGTGATTCTCCAGTGACTGGGGTTATACTTCCGGCATGACTGAGACCACACAGGCCACTCCCGCCACGACCGTTGAGACGCTGCGCGGGTGGGCGCACGGCTTCGGGCACGGCATCGGGTGGACGGGGGTCGTGCTGCTGCTGGCGGCCCTGTTCCTCCTCGCCGGAGGCCCCGCCCTCGGCGCGGTCATCGCCGCGGTGTCGGGGGCGGGGCTCCTCGGTGCGGGGGCATCGCTGGTGTTCGCCACGAAGGGCTAGGCGAGGCCGGGGCGCATCGCTGCGGCGTCGCGGGCGGCGGCGACGAGCTCGGAGCGGGCCACGGCCTGCGCCACGCCCCGGACCTTGCCGAGGAACTCCCCGGAGTCGAGGTAGAGGTTTCCGCTGACCTGGAGTGGCCCCTGCGCCTGCTGCGCCGGGGGCAGCTGGCCGGTGCGGTTGATGTAGTCCAGGGCCGGGGGGCCGACGCGGGACGCGGCGGTGGCGTTGACGGTGAACTCTCCCGGGGACAGCATGGTCGGGATCGTGTCCGTGCCCCGCGCGTACCGGGACGCATCCCCGCCGGAGGAGAAATAGGCCGGGCCGGTGCCGGCCCAGCCGCCGTGCGCGTTGGCGTGCACGAGCCCGCCGCCGGCCGTGCCAGGGGCGCTCTCCCCCGCACCGGTGTTGATGGTGCTGATCGTCACGGTGAGGGTCTTGTCGTGGAGCGCGTCGAGGGCCATCTGCACCCGGGCCGCCTCCGCCACCGCCTGCTCTCCCTTGAGTTCGACGTCCGTCTTCACGGAGGTCGGGATCTGGAACAGGGTGTTGATGTACTGCTCGGCCGCGTCCCGGTTCACACCGTGGGCCACGGCGTTGTCGATGATCTGCTGCCGCATCTGCGCATACTTGGCACGGGACTGCTCGGTGGCATTCTGCAGCCCGCCGTCGGTCTCGATGACCTTCTCGAGGGCGTTCACCTGTCCGATGAGCTGCCCGCGCAGCGCCACCGAGGCGGCCGACATATCGCCGATGCTGTTGGTGGTGAACGTGATCTGCTTGCCGACCTTGTCCACGTGCGTGCCCATGTTGGCCAGCTGCGAGTCGAAGGCGTTCTGCGCCTCAGCGGCCGACATCGTCTTGCCGTTGAGGTCGTCCCATGCCTGCTTGAGCAGGCCCGCGGCGTTGTTCTGCAGCTGCATGGCGAGGGTGGTGTCGCGGGTCTTCTGCGCCGCCTTGTCCTGCGCGTCCGTGGCCTGCTGGTAGGCCTGGGTGGTGGTGCCGAGCCGGTTGGCGGCCTCCGCGTCGGCCTGCGCCTTCTGCTGCGCCGCCTGGGTGCTGCCCGCCATGGCGACCCGCTCGGCGTCGAGGTTGGAGATTTCTCCGGTGATGGCCTTGTGCTGGCCCTCCACCTGCGCGATGAGGGACTCGATTGCCTGGCTGTGCGCCTCGACCTGCTTGGCCGCCACGCCGTGGGCGCCCGAGGCCTGCGCGGTCTCCTGTGCCATGTTGTGCAGATGGGCTACGAGGGCGTCGTAGGCGGTGCCGCCCTGTGTGACGGCGGCGGTGACCTGCTCCTGGGAGATGCCGAGCATCTTGGCGGAGTCGTAGGCTCCGGCCTCGGCGAGGTTCTTCGCCACGAGCTGGCGCGTGTAGTCGCCGACGGCGTTGCCGTCGCGGGCGAGGGCGTCGGCGTAGGCCTGCGCTGTGGGGATCGCGGCCTGCTGGGAGTTCGCGGCCGACATGACGCCTACGGTGAGTCCGGCGAGGGCCGCGACGAGGATGCCGACCACGGGGATGGCGACATTGGAGGCGATGCCGAACAGGGTCACCGTGCCCGTCGCGCCGGCGACCTCTGTGCCGAAGAGGGCCACGGCCGCCTTGGCGATGTTGAACGCCGGGGCAATCGTCAGGGCAGTCGCGGTGAGGCCTGCGAGGACGGGCAGCGGGAGGGCGTTGAGCAGGCTCACGAGCCCGTCCAGCGCCCCCGTCACGATCGGGCCCAGCGGGGCGAACGCCGCGATGAGGTTGCCGGCGAGGGTGACCACGTTCTCGAGGAAGTGGATGACCTGCGGGAGGTTCTGGATGGAATAGGCGACGAACTGGGAGAACCCGTCCGAGTTGGTGAAGTGGCCCAGCCATCCGACGAAGTCCTCCAACGCCGAGGCGCCGGCCTCGATGAGAGGCTGCATCCGCTGCAGCCCGAGGAGGACGTCGGAGAGCAGACCGCCGCCGAGACGGCCGAGCGCTGAGCCCATCTCGCCGATGATCTGGTTCAGGAAAGGCATGCGGGTGTTGATGTCCGTGACGGCGACGTTGAACGACTCGAGCATGTGCACGGCGGCGGTGTGCTCGAGCGCGTCGAGGTCGCCCTTGAGGACCGTGAGCCCGGAGGCGTACTCCTCCCCCGCACTGGTGCCGTCCTGCATCTCGTCCTTGATGCCCTTGACCGCGGCGAAGCCGGCGAGGCCCATGACGGTGAACGAGGTGGCCATGCCCGTCGCGGCGGCGGCGAGCTCAGTGGTGGAGGCGAACAGGTACGGTGCGGTGGCGAGGAGGGCCTGCATCCACGAGAACTGGCCCTTCTGGGCCTCGGCGTTGCGGTTTGCCGCGTTCGTGTGGCGGTCGGTGGCGGCCGTGGCGGCGTCCTCGGCCGCGGTCTCGGCGTGCTCGGCCTCGGTGAGGTTGCGGACGGCCTGCTCTCGGGCGGCGACGGCCCGGTCGAACTGCAGGCCCGCGTTGGCGACCGCGTTCTGGGCCCGCAGGAGTCGCTGCTGGGTGGCGCTGCCGTCCTCCTGGACCTTGTTGAGGTCCATCTGGGCGGCCTGCAGACGCCGCTCTGCTATCTCGACGCGGGCGAGGGACTCGGCCTCCGTCTGCGCGGCGGAGGCGTGCCGGGTCGTGGCCGCGGCCCGCTGCACGGTGGCCTGGGTGGCCTGCGCCGAGGTCTGCACCCCGGCCCGGTCGGCGGCCTGCACCCGCTCCTCGGCGGTCTGCAGGGCCTCCATCTCCGTGATGGCCTGCGCGATGTCGGCGCGGGCGTGGACGTTGATGTCCCGCCCGTCGAGCCGGTCGGCGAGTTCCCCGGCCTGCCGAATCTTCTGCTCGAACTCGTCCGCGTCGAGGGTCAGGCGGGCGTTGATGCTGCCGGCGCTGGTGGGTCCGGGGCTGTTCGTCACGGCGGGCCGCCTCTCAGAGCGTAGTGGTGGTGGTGCCGAAGTCCGGCATCACGTCCTCCGGCTCGGGGGCCGGGGGCCGGGTGGCCCGGTACAGGCGGGACTCGCAGGCCAGCAGACCCTCGACCAGGTCCCGGAACTCCGCCCACGTCATCCGCGGGCGGGTCCGCAGCCGGATGCCGTAGAGCTCGGCGAAGTCCGCCACGAGGAGGGGCCAGTGGCCTAGGATCGCTTCCCAGGTGACGGCGTGGCCTTCCGCGGGGTCTTCCTCGTACCACTCCCAGAGGCCGGTGGCGGCGTCGTAGTCTCCTCGGCCGTGGGGGTCGTCTGGGCCGCCGCGTACGCCTGCCGCAGGACCTTGATGAGTTCCAGCGGCGCTTTTGGGTCGCGCCACGCCTCTTCCGCGGCGGCCCGCCCGAACTTCCATTCGGCCAGGGCCACCATCGTGACGCGCTGGATGAGCTCCGGGGACGCGCCGGCGGTGGCGAGGTCGGTGAGGACGTCGCCGAGGAGCTCGGCGGCCAGCTCGCCGGGGGCGATGCCCTCGGTGATGCGGTGCTGCAGGGCCAGGCCCTGCTCGAAGCTGATGACGGGCAGGGTGTACTCCCTGCCGCGGAGGGGGAGGACGATGGGGCCCTCAATCTCTTCCAGTGGTGCGAAGCCCATGGGTGGTTCTCCAGTGGTCCGGGGTGGTGGTTCAGGGGTGGTGGTCGGGGGTGGTGCCCCTCCCCGCCGTGGAACCACCACACGGCGGGGAGGGAGTGTCGGGGGCTAGGGCTAGCCGCGGGTGTAGGCGAAGGAGGCGGAGGTGCCGGCGCCGTTGGTGACGGTGATCGCGGCGGACCCGGCCGTGCCGGCGGGCATGAGCGCCTCGATGGTGGAGTCGGAGATGACGTCGATGCTGGTGGCCGCGGTGCCGCCGAACTTGACCCCGGAGGCGACGGCCCCGGTGAAGTAGGCGCCCGAGATGCGCACCATGGCGCCGGCCGCGGCACCGGTGGGGGTGGCGGAGACGATGACCGGGACGGCCGGGGACGTGGCCGGGTTCGTGATCGGGGAGACGACGCCGTCGGCGGTGAAGGTGACGGTGATTTCCTCGATGTCGGACACGCCGGTCTTGGACGCCTGCCAGTCGACGAGGAAGTACCCGGAGTAGGCCTCGGCGGCGCCGTTGCGGTCGTACCAGCGCACGTAGATGCGGGCCTGGGCGCCGAACTGGAAGCGGGTCTGGCGGACCTGCTCCTGGCCGGGGTCGAACGCGCCGCCGGAGGTGAGGACGCGCTGGGCCTTGACGACGATCTTGACGCCGGTGAGGGTCTTCTCGAAGGCGGCGAAGCCGTTCGAGTCGTAGTTGTCGGCGGCCTGCAGGGTGGGGGTCTCGGACGGGGAGAGGTCCTGGATGCCCTTGAAGGGAATCCAGGTGGTGTTGTCGGTGGAGACGTCGAGCTTGAAGCGGCGTGCGAGCGCTACGGTCATGGGAGGGTTCTCCTTTGGGGCCTGTTTCGGGCGTGAAAAAGGCCCCGCCGAGTGACGAGGCCGAGAGGGTGGTTATATGGAGTTATCCGGCCGTATAGGGCCGTATCCGGGGAACTGGATACTCAGTCCCAGCCGCCGGCGGGGCGGTGCGTGGTGGCGGGGTAGTCGAGGTCGACGTAGTAGTGGTCGATCCGGGTCCACCGCCGCTGCGCGTCCATCGTCGGCGGCACACTGACGCGGCGGAACACCTGCACCGCGTGCGTGGACCCCATCGTCAGGTCCGTGGCGCCGTGGAACAGGTCGAACACCGCGTCCGCGAGGTCGCCCGTGTCCAGCACCTGCCCCGGCAGGCCCCGCACCTTCGCCTGCACCATGGCCAGGCCGAGGGGGATGACCTCCGCGTCCGTCATGGGCACGGCGGTGAGGCAGATGCACCGGTCGGGGGCGGGTGGGAGGTCGTTGAACACGACGGCGGTCTCCCCCGCCTGGTACGGGGACCCGTCGGCCCGGTACACGGCGATGGAGGCGTCGGCGATGGCCTGCGCGAAGCCGCGGTAGAGGTCACTCATAGCACCCATGGTGCCCTCCAGTCTATTCGATGGCCTTGCGTAGTTCCTCGGCGCAGATTTCCAGGATGCGGGGGGTCTCCTGCACGACGGGCTGCTCGAGGTAGAGCGCCTGCCCGCCGTGCTCGTGCCGCAGCTGCAGCTCGAAATGTTGGAACCTGGCATAAGGTCCCGGATAGTACACTTCGGCCCCGTCCGGGTGCGGCTTGACCTCCGCGCTGCCGCGGAGGTTGCCGGTCTCGATGGGGGCCTTGGACACGGACACCTGCCGGAGGTGCTCCATGGCCTTGAATGCGGCGTCGGGGATGGCGGCCTTGACGGCGTCGTTGATCTGGGACAGGTGGATCGCGAAGTCGCCCACGCTGGCTCCTAGGTGAGGTAGACGACGGTGTGCTCGGGCAGGCCCAGCCCCGGCGCGTCCAGCTGGTTCGTCGTGATGACCTGCGCCGCCCGGTCCGCCGGCGGCCACAGGGCCGACTCCGGGAACACCGCATCGGAGGGGTAGATCGCCGGGGCCGGCTGCGTCACCCTACTGTCGGGGGTGAACCGCCACGCGTCCGCGACCGAGCAGTACACCCGCGAGGAGGAGACGACCTGCTCCCCGTCCCCGGCCCGGATGAGCTTGGTGGAGGAGTCGAGGTAGCACTGTACGGTGGCCGGGGCCGCGTACACCGGGCCGCTGGCGCCGGTCCCCTCGAAC